CAACAGACGCTGTAATGGGTGTTATTGCAATGGGGGTTTCGGGTGTTGACGTATCAGGAACAGTCGCCGACGCGGTTGAGCAGACAAAACAAACTAACGGCTACGGTACAAGTGCAACAGTCACATTTGACACGACAGTAACTAAAACAACAATTGAGTATTGTACTGCTGACGACAAAGTGATGACATTCGAGAATACTGAATTAGATAATATTCAGATTCCGTATAGTGAAAGAATCGGTAACGCTTATAACTCTACTGGCGACGATACTCCAACAGTTACAATGGCGGATAACGACCATTGGGCATTGATTGCATTAGAGCTTGTAGAGGCAGCAGGTGGAGCTAATACATTAACGGCTGATTCCGTATCGTACGTATATACCCCAACAGCCATTGAGCTTCAACGTGGATTAAAGTTAGTCACAGAAAGCGTATCTTATGTATACACACCTACGGCTGTAGATTTGAACCATGGGCGCACATTAACCACTGATTCTGTCTCGTACACTTACACTCCAACGGCAATAGAATTACAAAGAGGATTAAACTTAGTCGCGGCTAGTGCAGCTTATGTTTATACGCCTACTGCTATCGACCTATTTCATGACCGCACTCTAATAACAGAATCGGTTTCTTACGCATACACTCCAACAGCTGTAACGCTCACATTTACCCCTATCGGTGATTTCACCCTAACTACTGAATCTGTATCATATTCGTACACTGCAACAGCAATAGATTTCCAGGTCGGGCGTGTGTTAGTCGCTGACTCTACCGCATATGTGTACACAGTAACCGCTATAGATTTACAGCTAGGCAGCGTGATAACCACGGAGACAGTTCCATACACGTATACGGTTACAGCTGCTGACTTAAATCATGGTCGAACACTAACGACTGATACAGTGGCATATACCTACACTGCCACCGCAATAGCCCTATTGACAGGCAGGGTTTTAAGTGCTGACTCTGTAGGCTATACTTACTCTGTAACAGACATGGTGCTGCAGTCGTCATCTAACCCATGGATAGTTCAGGCGGATTCAAGTACTTCATGGTCTGCTCAGGCTAATGCTTCAACAACCTGGGCAAATCAAGCAGATTCATCAACTACGTGGACGGTACAATAATGGTCGCAGCAACGAAATTCCAGCAAGTTGTGGAGGATAAGGAGGAAGGGGTTTATACGTCTAGTACAGATCAATTCACCGTCTTCTTAACTACTCAAGCAAATATTCCTGTAGTGACTAATTCTGTATTGGCTAACATTACGGAAATATCCTACACCAACCTGTCATCAAGAAACATTACGACAGCTTCAAGCGGACAAACAACAGGCACGTTTACCCAGTTGTTTACTGATCTCGTATTGACGGCATCTGGGGCAGTGGCAACGTTTAGGCAGGTTGGTATTTACAATAACACTCCAACAATCCCGCTAGACCCGGTTGTATTCTTTTTCGATTTTGGGTCAGATCTAACCTTGGCATCAGGAGAAACACTTACTCTTGACTGGACTACATCTTCATGGACGGTGGTATAAATGCAAACAGGTAAATTTACAGAAGCAGAATCAACCATGTTTCACGCTCTGGAAGCTAAGAAAGCTCCTATTCAAGCGAGAATGGATGAATTGAAAGCGGTTATTCAGGCTGATGACTCGACTAACAAGATGGTTAGAGATTCCCGTGCAGAGATATTCGAAATTCAGCAAGGCTTAGTTCCATTGTCTGAAGCTCAAGCAGGATTGGCCAGTGCTAAATCGATGTATAAGTATTATCCCGACCTAAGTAAGAACCAATTCTTAGAGCACGTTAAAGGCCTAATCTAATGGCTCACAAACTACCCAAACGTGGACAAAGATCAGCAACAAACAAGAAAGGCAGGAAGGTAGTAAAGAAGCCTAAGAAGTAATACTAACCAGTCATGACCCGTAAGGAATGACACTATGAATATTGAAGAACAAGCAGCCGAGTACCATAAGGCTCACCTAAAAGCCCTTGAAGGGTTCTATCTGGGGGAGCCAAGCAAGCCAAGCAAGCCTTATAAGATGGTTGGGATTGCCTCTTATTGTTTGACACCTAAAGGCATAGAGACGCTGTGTAAGCCAGGACCATTAGGGATTATTGAGATTGAGGCGGTTAAGTAATGGCACCACCTAAAGGCAATAAGTTCTGGGAGGCTAGAAGCTCTCACGGTAGAAAGCCCATATTTCCAGACCCAGAAACACTATGGAATGCAGCCGTCGAGTACTTTGAATGGAATGCTGATAACCCGCTAGAAGAGGCAATAGTCTATCAAGGCGAGCTATCCAAAGAGGCTAAGCCGCTGATGAGAGCTATGACTTTAGAAGGACTTTTAATATTCCTAGATATATCAAGACCTTGCTGGTATGACTACAGAGATAAGGATGATTTTTCTACAGTCTCAGATAGAATAGAGAACATTATACGAGCACAAAAGTTTGAAGGTGCATCAGCAGGACTATTAAACGCTAACATTATAGCCAGAGATTTAGGGTTAACTGATAAGCAAGATCAACAGATATCAGGCCCCAATGGTGGACCTCAAGAACACGTCTGGACTGTAGAGGTAGTTAATGCGCCTACAACTACCGAGTAAGCTATTACCTTTAGTTAACACTAATAAACGATTAAAGATCATTATCGGCGGTAGGGGTTCAGGTAAATCAATGGGTGTAGGTGGTGCACTCATTATGAAGGCCCAGACCGAACAAGCTAATGTAATGTGCTTAAGAGAGTATCAGAACTCTATTAGTGACTCAGTACACGCTCTATTGAAAGCGGAGATATCAAGACTAGACGTTCATGGAGCAGAGATAACCGACAGCAAGATAGACTTTAAAGGTGGTGGGGCCTTTAGATACAAAGGAATGAGTCGAGACACAGCAGCTATCAAGTCAGCTCATGGATTCAAGTACAGCTGGGTGGAAGAAGCCCAAACCATGAGCCAGAAGTCTATCGATGATCTACTACCTACCATTAGAGAAGCAGGTTCAGAATGCTGGTTTACTGCCAACCCTCAATCAAGTGCTGATCCATTCAGCCAAGAGTTTATAAACCCATATCATAAAGAGCTACTAAAGACTGGATACTATGAGGATGACCTCAGAGTAATCATTCTAATTAACTATAAAGACAATCCATTCTTTCCTGAAGAGCTAAACCAACAACGACTAGACAACAAAGAGAATTGGACCGCCGCTAAGTATAATCATATCTGGGAGGGTGGATTCAATGATGAGGTTGAAGACTCAATCATCCCTCAAGAGTGGTTCGAGGCATGTATTGACGCTCACATTAAATTAGGATTTAAGCCTAGAGGACAGAAGATACTATCCCATGACCCGAGCGATGTGGGTAAAGATGCAGCGGCATACGCAATACGCCATGGATCGGTTATACTTGAGTCAAAGTCATACGATAAGAAAGATGTTAACGATAATTGTGATGTAGCATTGGAAGCAGCGATACAGAATAACGTTGATGTGTTTAGTTGGGATGGTGACGGGTTAGGGGCGAGTCTTAAGCGAGAGATAGCCTCAGCTTTAGACGGTAAGAGCATTAAATTAGATATGTTCAAAGGCTCAGAGTCACCGGATAACCCAGATGATAAGTACCAGAACATAGACGATCAGCAGGCTCAAAGCCTTAATAAGCACATGTTCAAGAACAAACGCGCCCAGTATTATTGGAATCTTAGAGACAGGTGTTACAGGACTTATAAGGCGGTTATCAATAAAGAACAGGTGATAGATGTTGAGGAGTTAATATCCTTCTCATCTAAGATAGAGAACCTTGAAAACCTTAAGTCTGAGATATGCAGGATACCAAAGAAGCCTAACAACAACGGATTTATACAGATCATGACTAAGCAGGAGATGCTAACAAAGTACCAGATAGCCTCTCCCAACGAATCAGACTGCATAATGATGAGTCTTAAATTCCCCAAGGTTCAGAAGTGGGGAGCACTTAACTACGCAAAGGCGGCAATAGCATGAGTATAAAGCAGCAATTAGAGATCAATGATCTACGTGAACGAGTAGAAAATGTTGAGCGTAAGATGAATAGATTAAACCAAGAGCCTAGAACAGTAGCTGGCGTACCAGATATAGCAGCCAAGCCAGAGCCAAAGAAGAAACTAAAGAAAGCATCAGCAGATAATTTGAAGGTCTAATAATGACTAAGATGACTGAATCACAACTACTGGCAATTGTTAACTCAGCTAAAGACTTGGCGGTTAATAATCAGGGCGAGTACATACGTAAGAATGAGGACTTCTACAAGCGGTATCTCAGTGACCCGTATGGTGATGAGGTTGAGGGTAGTAGTCAGGTAACGTCCACTGATGTGGCTGATGTAATTGAAAGTGACATGCCCTCTATAGTCAGGGCTGTATTAGGTTCAGCTGATATTATGACGTTCGAACCAGTAGCAGCTAATCAAGTTGAGACAGCAGCAGCCTTACAAAAGACACAGTATATTAACTGGATGGTTCGACATCAGAAGGGTGGCTTCAAGGTAATTCATGACTTTATCAAAGCTACGCTAATTCAGAAAGTAGGCGTATTAAAGTACGAATACATCGAAGAAGAAAAGAAGGATGAGATTGAATATGATGGTCTAGATGAAGAAGAGCTAGCCATGATTCTCGCTGACATTCCAGCTGATGACATTATCGAACAGGCAGTAGACGAGGATGGTCACTACGTTAAGTTTAAGCTAGAGCAGACTATCAAGAAGAATGATATTCGAGGCATTCCTAGTGAAGCCTTTATTATCACGCCTAACTCAGCAACTAAAGATGAAGCTGAAGTAGTGGGCGATTACTCCTTCATGAGTCGAGGCGAGTTAATAGCTCAAGATTACGATGAGGAGTTAATTAAGTCTCTACCTGCCCATGAGAAAGAAGACAAATCAGCATTGCCGGCTATTAGATTTAGAGATGAGGGCGGACTAGATGAAGATAACGATGTACTTCATTGGGCATCAGAGATTATTAAAGTATATGACCTGTACGTCTTAGTTGATTACGATGGCGACGGCATACCGGAGCGACGAAGGATAGTTTTAGCTGGCAATAGGATATTAGATAACGAGTACTTTGGTCACGTTCCTTACGCTATCTCATCAGCAATACTAATGCCTTACACGATCACCGGCAGAAGTAGAGCAGAAGTCACATTACAAACCCAACGAATTAAGACTGTTCTATATAGGCAGATGCTAGACAATATCTATCGGGTTAATGGTGGTCGAGTAGTAGTCAATGCAGAAGTAACAAACATTGACGACCTCCTAGTCCAAAGAGCTAACGGAATTGTAAGGACTACAGCCACAGACCCCAGAATGGCAGTGGCTCAATTAGAAACCCCTTACATTGGTGATAGAGCATTACAAGTAATTCAATATGTGGACTCTGTACAAGCTGCTTCTACTGGTCAAATGCTGGCTAATCAGGGCCTAGATTCAGACAAGATGTACAACGAAACAGCTACTAGGTTCGAAGGCGTTCAAGATGCGGCTGCTGCCAAGATCGAATTGGTCATTCGAGTCATTGCTGAGACTGGGCTAAGAGATCTATTCGAAGGTTTGGTGTGGCTAACGTCCAGATATAACAACGATCAGAAAGAGATCATGGTTACTGGTAATCCAATTACTATTACGCCTAAGCTTTGGAGACATGATAGCCATCTAATATCTAATATCGGTCTAGCTGCAGGCGACAACCAAGAAGTCTTACAGAACATGGGCGCTCTACTTAGTATCCAGGCTCAAATGAAAGCTACAGGCTCAGTGTTAGTTGATGAGAAAAAGACCTACAACGTCCTAACTAAGACCGTCCAGGCGATGGGGCTACACAGAATAGATAACTATTTTAATGATCCCGAGAAGCCACAAGAATTATTGCTTGCTCAGAACGAGAAGCTAATGGCCATGGTCGAGCAGTTCCAAGCTCAAGCTAGCAACCCGTTGGCCGAGGCTGAGCAGGTTAAAGCAGAAGCTCAATTAGTTAAGGCTCAAGGTGACAACCAAGTTAAGCTAATCGAAGCTCAGAGTAAGGCAGCTCTTGAGATGCGAAAGCTTGATGATGAAATGCGCAAGTTTACCGTACAAAAAGAATTCGATTATACTAAACTAGAAGTAGAGAATAGCGTAGACATACCGGGTAAGGGGCAGAATGGATAACGTAACAGCACTAGAGCAACGCAACAAAGCCCACAACGACATCAATAGAGCGGATAGGGCTAGGCAGGTAATGGAAGACCCTATTGTGATTGAGGCTCTAACGGCTATGAAGGGCGATCTATACAACAAGTTCTGCTCAACTGAATTCAAAGAGTCCAGCGAGCGCGATGAGATATGGCGCAAGATGCAGACGGTGAATAAGTTCGAGAAGTACTTTAAGGAAGTAATGACTTCAGGGACTATCGGACAACACACCCTTACCATGATGGATAAGGCTAAACAATTAATTGGATTATAGGGATCACCCAGTAATGGAATCTTTAGAAAACTCGGAAGACGCATTAGCATATTTAAAATCTCAACGTAAGCCGGAGACTTCGCAAGAAGCACCCTCTGAAGATGTTGAGGAAGTAGTAGAAGACCCCGCTGAACTTGAGGCAGCAGCCGAAGAGGAAAGCGAAGAGTCAGTATCCGCCAACACACCGGATGAAGAAGTCGAGGAACCTGGAGTTTATCTAATAGATGACGAAGAGGTCACCCTTGAGCAGATTCAGGAATGGAAGAAAGGCACTTTAAGAGAGTCTGATTACACACAGAAAACGCAAGACCTAGCAACACAGCGTAAAAGCTATGAGGCCAAGGATGCGAAGTTGTCAGCTAAAGAGGAGAAGTTCAATGCCTTAATAACTGACTTGGAGCAATCGATAGACAGTCAAGAATCAAAGATTGATTGGGAAGAATTAGCAGACGATGACCCATCTCAGTACTTAAAAGAGAAAGCTAAGATTGAGAAGAAACAAAAGGCGTTAGATAAAGCTAAGGAATCTAAACATAAGGCCGAGGACGATAAGCGCAAGCTCTATGTGAGTGAGCAGCAGCAACTACTACCTACGCTAATGCCTCATTGGGTGGACTCCAAAGGAGCAACCGACGCAATGAATACAGAGCTGAAGGTGATAGGCGATTATCTTTCTAAGCAGGGCTTTTCCGATCAAGAAATGAATGCGATTGTTGACGCTAAACTATGGCCAGTATATGCAGATGCTGCGAAGTATCGAGCATTGAAAGACGCTAAGCCAGAGGTAGCAAAGAAATTAAAGAAAGCTCCGAAAGTAATTAAACCTACAAAAGCAGGCCAACGCCCACTTAATACGGGCGCTCATGATGATGCCGCTAAACGGCTGAAGAAGTCGGGCAATGATGAGGATGGCATGGCTTATCTTAAATCAAAAAGGACAGGATAATGACTCAACCTACTAATACATTTAGCTCATACGATGCGATTGGCAACCGTGAAGACTTGGCAGATTTCATCTCAATGATCTCTCCTACTAAAACACCTTTTCAAAGCATGATAGCTACAGTTTCAGCTACGTCTACTAAGCACGAATGGCAGACTGACAGCTTAGCTGCTGCAAGTGGTACTAATGCCGTGATTGAAGGCGATGACGCCACTACTACCGCAGGAGTAGCAACAACTCGCCTGTTTAACTACACGCAAATCCTAGACAAGGTGCCCCGTGTTACTGGTACTCAAAGAGTTATGAATTCAGCCGGTCGTGCTGATGAAATGGACTACCAAGTATTGAAGATGACCAAGGAAATTAAACGTGACCTTGAGACTTCTTTGCTTGCCAACAACGCTCAGGTAGCTGGTAACGATACCACTGCTCGTGAATTAGGCGGTGTTGAGTCCTACATTGCAACTAATGATGACTTCGGTGCAACTGGTGCAAGCCCTACTGGTGACGGTACTGACGCACGAACCGACGGTACTCAACGCGCATTCACTGAAGCCCAACTTAAGACAGTAATAGCGTCTTGCTTTGATAACGGTGGCGAGCCTGACACTATTATGGTTGGATCGTTCAACAAGCAAGCTCTTAGTGCTTTCTCAGGTGGCAACACACGTAACCAAGACGCGACTGCAAAGACAATTGTTAATGCTATCGACGTTTATGTAAGCGACTTTGGGACTATGCAAGTAATCCCTAACCGCTTTCAACGTTCACGCTCTGCATTAGTGCTAGACATGGACTTGTGGAAGAAGGCTGACTTTAGAGGCTTGTCTCGACATGACCTAGCGAAGACTGGTGACACTGATCGAGTACAATTGATCATGGAAACCACTTTGCAGGCTAAGAACGAAGCTGGCTCAGGCGGCGTATTCGATCTAACCACTAGCTAATATTTATAGGGGTTAGAAAGCCCCTTTTTAGGAGAACAATTATGTCTGTTTATATTATTAATACAGAGCCTGAAGCTAGTTCGGTTGCTGATGCTGATGAGATGCTTATTTATGATGCCTCTGTTGATGCTACACAGAAGCTAGGTTTAGATACCTTGCGTCAATATGTTGGCTCTGGTGTTGTTGAGCTAACCGCATCTGATGCAATCACTCCGGCTGAGCATGGTAATCGTGCAATAACCTTAAATGCTTTAGCAGGTTTAACAGCGACTCTACCGGCTGCAACTGGTACGGGTAACTCCTATTCGTTTGCTGTATCTGTAACGGTTACATCGAACGATTACATTATATTGGTTGCGAATGCTACTGATGAGTTTGTCGGTACATTGCTTCAAACTGATGTCGATTCTAGTGATGCACTAGTATCGTATCCTTGCTTGGATGCTGATGGTTTTGACACTATCACGCTAAACGGGTCAACATCAGGCGGTATTATGGGAGACCAGATTGTCCTGCAAGATATTGCGACGGGCAAATGGGCTATTTCCGGTCACATAAATGCTACTGGTACAGTAGTAACACCTTTCTCGGCTGGGGTTTAATATGAGTACTTTTAACGGTAATTATGTGTTCTTAACGGGTCACATTGCTGATGTTTCAACAGCGGGACAGATCTATATCGCAGTACCAGAGCATTGTGGCGGTGAAGTGATGCAGGTTAGCTCGGCTTTGAATGGCGCTATCACGGGAGCGGATGCAGATCTAACCCCTAAGATTGGTGGTACCGCAATGACTAACGGCTTAATCACTATTGCTCAATCGGGCAGTGCAGCTGGCGACGTTGACACCTCAAGACCTACAGGTCTAAGAGAAGTGGTGCCGGGTGACGCTATCGAGATAGAAACCGATGGCGCTAGTTCTGGAACTGTGGCTGTAACTGTAACCGTAGCTATCAAGAGGTAGAATCATGCAAGCTCTACAGATAACCGATGAGGGAACAGGGGCAACGACTAGCGGAAGTAGCGCTACCATTGCAATACCTAATGACTCCTCTGGTAATGCTGCTAGAACTGTACTGGTGACCGTAGAGGGCAGCACTTACGTGTTGCCTGGCCCTTCTGGGGCTACGGCCACCACCAGCTCTATCATAGTTACGGCTAGCTCTCCTTTAATGCTTAACGTTGTGGGGCTTACACACATAGCTCACTTGCAACTTACAGCAGCTCAAAGGATAACTGTTACACCAGTGGAGTACTAAATGGGAAGGCTACTAGAATCGGATGGAGATGTGCATGAGATATTCCACAAGGACAACTCTGGTGGATTTCATATCGAAGTCGTTCAGGACGTTGGAAAGTATCTTAAAGCTAACAGTGATGAGTTTAATGTTACTGAAAAAGGTACTTCTTGGAAGGGAGATTTTCACAAAGTAGCATCAATACCTGAAGTAGTAGCAGCCCAGTGGTGGAAAGAGTTAGGTAGCAACCCATTCTCTAAGGAAAACAGAGGGTGGTTAGCTGCCAAGCTTAACTCAAGAGAGTTTTACAAACTTCGAACGAGAGCGGGGAATATCTAGTGGCATTGGACAGCTACACAAATCTCAAGGCAGCTATAGTAAGGAAGTCTACTCGTAAAGAGATGAAGGATGATGATCTTGATGACTTCATTCAGATGGCCGAGGCTGAGATGTACTCGAATGAAACGACTCCTATTCGGTTTAGAAGCATGGAGTCTAGACAGACTGCTCTATTGGTTGCGGATGACAGGTTTCTGCAACTGCCTGACTTCTTCTTAGAGATGCGAAGACTAAAGCTTAACCTGTCCGGCAGTTCACCTGACATTAAATATAGGGCGCCAGATCAGCTATGTCTGAACGGCACCAGTGGGCGTCCTAGGTTCTATTCTGTCACCTCACAACTAGAGTTTGATAGAGTGCCTGATTCAGCCTATACGATTGAGATGCAGTTTTATATTAAGCTAACTCCTTTGAGTAGCTCTAACGCGACTAACGCAATTTTAACCGATCACCCTAATGTTTATCTGTTTGGCGCTCTTTGGGCTTTGTGGTTGCAGGCTCAGGAAGAAGAGAAGGCGGAATTCTATTACGGTAAGTTTATCGGTGCTATTCGTGGCGTTAATACTGGCGACAAGAAAGGTAAGTATGGTTCAGCTCCAGTGATTAGATTGGAGGGTTCTACGCCTTGATAACCTCCTTTAAGCGGCTTCCCGTTAACATAGTAGGCCCAACAGCTGAGCACCGAGACGGGTCCTTTAGCGCCCAGGTGACTATGGGATATATGCCAGAGGTTAATCATACCGGCGGGCATCAGTCCATCTTGAATCCGTGGGCAGGCAGTAAAGGTTTCGCAACTATCACCGGGTCGAACGATAGAGGGTTACATGATTTTAACGGTGTGACTTATAAGGTCAGTGACCAGACTCTATATAGCGTCACTGAATCAGGCGTAGAGACTTCAATAGGTACAATAGCAGGCTCTAATAGATGTGTTATGGAGGATGGCGGCGGGTTCTTGGTAATAACTACAGGCTCTAAAGCTTATCAGTATGACGGCACTACCCTCACTGACTTTACAGCTAACTTTCCAGTTGATGAAGGGGTAGATTATGCGCCCGGTAACAGCGTTGCAATGATAGATATCTATGCTGTTTACGATACTGCATTGGGCGATATTATAGTTTCTCAGCCAGCTAGCGACGGTACATTAGATCCTGATTCATTAAGTGCAAGCGATACAGCCAATTCATCCAAGTCATTCAAAGATGTTAAGCGTGTTTGGGTGTTTGATGAGTTGCTTTATATGATGGGGTCAAAGTTTATAGAGACCCTACAAGTTAGCTCAACACAAAGCCCCCCATTCGCCATAGTTCGAGGCGGAACAATGAGCGTAGGACTTAAAGACCTGCACTCGGTGGCCAACACTATCAACTTCACTTACTTTCGCGGCAGTGATGGAATGGTCCACAGGTTCTCAAGTACTCAGCCTGAAAACGTTACAAGTGGAGCGATGGCCAACGTAATGGAAGCCTACGCAGACGATACGGCGGTGGCTTATACGATCTCGATTCAGGGTGGTGATTACTACGTTATAAACTTCGAGAACAATAACGAGACCTATGCATTTAGTGAGAAGAACCACGCCCTAGGTCCTGGTGTTGATGACTGGTTTAGCCTCTCTACTGGTGCTGATAAGGATATCTACATCGGCGCTATGTACGTTAAGTCTTACAATAAACACCTAATAGCTAAGCGTAACAGCGGCGATATATTAGAATTAGACCTAACTGTATTTACTGATGATGGTGACAACGTAGTAAGACAGCGCACTTTAGCGCCTATCAACGGCGGTCTTATCGGTGAAGAAGGCGCCAGGTTAATGATGAGCTGGTTTGAGATAGTATTTAAAAAGGGTGTGGGTCTTCCAGCTGGCCAAGGCTCAAACCCCAAAGCATTCGTACAGTTTAGTTTTGACGGCGCAGACTCTTTCACTAACGAAGCTGATGTAGAGCTAGGCAGAACGGGTGAGTCAAGAATTAGAATCAGAGTGAATCATACTGAATCTTTTTATGATCTTGTTGCTAGAGTAACTGTGTATGATCCTATATTTGCAAGCATTCAAGGCGCTTCTATTGGCCTTAAGGTTATAGGTTCCTAATGGCTGAAGAGATTGAAATCGATCCCTATATACCTAAGCAAATCCTTGGCAGATTCGTTGATGATAACGGCAAGCTAACAATTGAAGCCAGGAAGCGAGTAGAGTATCAGGACAAAGTAATACACGATATGCAGCAAGGCATCAGGATTAATCAAACTAACGTAACTAACATTACATCTAGTGAAACGTTTGAAACAAGTCAGAGTGCAGGCCAAGCACAAGAGCTATTCGAGCGAGCAATTCAGATAGAATGCTTAATACCTAACGTACATGTCATCGAGTTTAAAACAGACATAGTAAAGAGCAATAGAACAGCGGTTAATCGTGATTTCTTCGACATTAGAAACGGCGCTGCTGTGACGCTAGATTCAAAGGCCCAGTGGAATGATCAGATTATAACGACTAACGGTGATGG